GACGTGCGCATCCCCGGCCCGCTGTGAAGCGGCCCATTGATGGAGCCTCTAAACATGGAAAAGCTCGCTGAGCTGCGCCGTAAACTCGGCGCGCTGACTGATGAACTTGGTTCGCTCGTTTCGGACGCGAAGGCGTTTGAAGCCAAGGAGACCGAAATTACCGAAATTGAAGGCCAAATCGAACGCGCCAAGGCCGCGCAAACTCGCTCGGCCGCGCTCGCGCGTCCCGCCAATGGCGAAGGCGCCTCCGAGCTTACGTCCGCCCAATTCGAGGCCGCCGCCGCGCAGTCGTCCAATTCCATGCGCAGCATGGTCAGTCAGCTTCGGGCCGGCAAATCGAACGACGGCCGCCCGGCCGAATTCGCCGACGCGATCAACATCGCCCGCAAGTCAACCGGATTCAGCTTCGACAAGGCCAAGCACTTCGGCGCCTTCGGCGACCAGTTGAAAGCCATCGCCAATTATTATCTGTCGAAGGGCGTCTCCCACGACAACCGCCTCGTCCGCGCCCCCACGGGCGCTGGCGAAGTCGATCCCACGGGCGGTGGTTTCTTGGTGCAGACCGACTTCCAGGACGCGATTTTCATGATCGCGCACGACATGGGCAAGCTATTGCCTCGGGTGAACAAAATCCCGATCAGCGCCAACGCCAACGGCCTGAAAATCAACGCGGTCGACGAAACCAGCCGCGCCACCGGGTCTCGTTGGGGCGGCGTGCAGTCCTACTGGGTGAACGAGGGCGACACGGTCAGCAAGACTAAGCCGAAGTTCCGTCGCGTGGAGTTCGACCTGCATAAGCTGTTCTCGCTGATGTATATCACCGACGAGCTTCTACAGGATTCGACGGCGCTGACCTCGATCATGGGTCAAGCGTTCTCGGAAGAAATTATGTTCATGACCGAGGATGCGATCTTCGAAGGCAGCGGCGCGGGCTTGCCGCTCGGCATCATGAACTCCCCGGCCTTGATTCAGGTCGCCAAGCAGCAGGGTCAGGCGACCCAGACTATTGTCAAAGAGAACATCGACGCGATGTGGTCGCGCTGCTATGGCCGCTCGCGCGACAACGCGGTATGGCTCGTCAACCAACTCGTTGAGCCGCAGCTAAATCAGCTCAATCAGGCGGTCGGCACTGGCGGCCAGCTCGTCTATTTGCCGCCCGGCGGCACCTCGGCGGCGCCCTACGCGACGCTGTATGGCAAGCCGATTCTGACAACGGAATATTCCAACGCCGTCGGCACCCCTGGCGACATCATGCTCGCCGACCTCAGCCAGTACACGCTGGTCGACAAGGGCGGCGTGCAGGCGGCGACCTCGATGCATATCGCCTTCCTGACCGACGAAATGGTTTTCCGCATCACCTATCGCGTCGACGGTAAGCCGATGTGGTATGCGCCGCTTACCCCGTTCAAGGGCGGCGCGTCCCTCTCGCCCTTCGTCGCTCTCGCCACGCGCTGACGCCGCCAAGCGCCGGGGCTTAGGCCCCGGTCGCCCTCGCCGCCAATCCTCAGTCCCGAAAGGTCATCGAAATGGCTTCCCAGCTTCAAATGGCGGCTCAGTTTCCGCCCGTCACCATCCTGCCGATCGCCGCCGACGCCGCCGGCCGAACCGGCGTTTACGCCAACCTCCGCAATGCGCTCAAGGCTTGGCTCGTCGTCGAGGTCAACCAGGGCAACGCCGCCACGGTTGCTCTCACGCTATTGCAGGCGACCACTGTCGGCGGCGCAGGGTCGAAGGCGATCTCCAACGCCGTGCCGGTATGGCTCAATAATGCGACCGCCACGTCCGACGCCCTCGTCGCGCAGGCCGCCGCGCTCGGCTATACGACCGATGCGACCTTGGCCGACAAGCTCGTGATCTTCGAAATTATCCCCGAGGATACGCTCGATCAGGTCAACGGCTTCAATCACGTAAGCGTTTCGACCGGCGCGTCTAATGCGGCCAACATCACCGGAGCGCGCTTGCATATCTACGGCAGCTATCAGGGCGCCACGGTTCCGACCACGATCGCCTGATTTCGCTTTTCTCCCCGCCTTCCTTGGCGGGGAGTTTCGCACGCGTGGCCTGAGCCGCTCGCGCCAAGCTCCCCGGCCTCTATTTTTGGAGACAGCCCATGTTTATCACCAAAGGCGAAATGCGCTCCGGCGTCGCCTACGAATTCGACATCAACACGCTCGAGACCACGGTGTCCGGTGCTCCGTTCCAGTTCGGCGACGACTTTGTCGGCGCCGGCCATACGGCGGGCGTTCCCGCGGCTGGTTCCCCGGCAGCGGGCTATCCGTGGGTTAAGAAAATCGTCGGCTCGCCGACCGGCGTCGCCTTGGCGTCCAACCTAGCCGGCGGCGTCATGCAGTGCGCGCTCGCGGCAACCTCCGAGGCCGAGGAAGCCTCGCTCTATTTCAACGACTCGCTCGTCTTCAACACGCTATCGATCGGTCAGATCGAATGGCGCTCCCAACTCGCGGTTATCCCAACCGGCGTCGCTCAGGCATTCCTTGGCGTCGGCTCCGCGTGGGTCGGAGGGACGTTGAACCTCGCCCGTTACATGGGATTCATCTGGAACTCAAGCGGCGCGCTCTTTATCACGACCAAAGACGCCAATGGCGACACCTACTCTTTCGCCGCGGCCCAGATCGGCGGAGCCGCTATCACGACGGATGCGACCCTCTATCACGTATACCGCATCGATTGGTCGAACGCCGCCGACGTTGCGTTCTTCGTCGACGGCAACCGCGTCAACGCGGTTGGCTCGGTGATATGGAATCCATCGAGCGCCGCCAACGGGGTGCTGCAACCGTGGCACACGGTTTACAAGGCGAGCGGCGTCGGCGTCGCGACCCTCAACATCGACAAGATCGACGAATTCAATAATCGCTGAAGCCTGAACCCTTCTCCCGCGTCGCGGGAGGGGTGGCGCGAAGCACATTGCGCCTGCAGGCGCGCATGCAAGGAATCCCGCCATGCCCGCGCAGATGGGTCTTACCAACATCACCGCGATCATCGCCGCCTCGGGCAGTCTCAGCTCCGAGGTCGATCTTGGCGCGACCTATCTCGTCGGACTGTACGTGCCGTCAGGATGGACCAGCGCGAACATCACGTTCCAAGTCTCGCCCGACGGCGTCAACTTTGGGAACTTTTTCTCGTACCTCGGAGCCGAGGTGGCCTTTGTCGCCGTGCCGGGTCAGTATCTTGGCGTCGACCCGACGCTGTTCAAAGGCGCGCGCGCGATTAAGGTGCGCTCGGGAACCTCCGGTTCGCCCGTGACCCAAAGCTCGCAAGCCAATATTCAGTTGGTCTGCTCGCTCTAATGCGGCCTCCCGTCACGATATCAAGCATCATTACGGCCGCCACGAGCTACAACCTCGTCGATCTCGCCGATGTGAAGACGTTGCTTGGGATCACGGGAACGGTGTCCGATCCGTTGCTCAACCTGTTCATTCCGCAGGCGAGCCAGACCGCGCAGACATTCACCAACAATCCGTTCGTCGTCGAGACGATTCAGGATCAGTTCTTCGCGCAATCCGACGGGCCGCCATGGACGGTGCGCGATCGTCGCGCGCCGCTGCAACTGTCGCGCTGGCCGATCGTATCGGTTATTAGCCTCGTGGAAACCATTTCGGGCGTCGCGACGACGCTGACGCTAGGGACTGACTTTCTCCTAGACGCCGCCAACGGCCAACTGACCCGGTTGGATACCTACGCGCCGCTGACGTCGGCGCCTCCTCAGCCCTGCTACTGGCGCGCGAATCCGATTGTCGCCCAATACGAGGCTGGTTATGCGACCATTCCCGGCGACGTTTTCGACGCCGTGGCCACGCTAATCAAGATGATGTTCTACGCTCAGACGCGCGATCCTCTCATCCGCTCGCAGAACGTCGCCGGCGTCTACGAGGCGTCTTACGTCATGGGCACGGGACCGGGAGGGCCTGGCGATCTTCCCGATTATGTGGCGACGAAACTTGCCCGTTATCGCGTTCCGGTGATCGGCTGATGGTAGACCCCGCCGCCCAGGCTTTCGCCGCGCAAGGTGTTTACCGCGCTGGCGTCGCGGTGACGTTCCTGCGCACCGAGGGCGTCTCGCCCAACGTAATCACGACATCGGCCGCCGTCACGGCGATCCTGCGAGGCGTTCTGGCCGACCCGACCGAGGAGGCGCAGACCGGCTACTCCGGGTCGCAGGTGGGCGCGATCACGCAGGACGATCGCCAGTGTATCGTCGTGGCGGCCGATTTGTGCAACGCCGGATTTCCGCTGCCCGTCGCCAAGGGCGACAAGATCGTCGAGACGACTAGCGGCGAGAAGTTCACCATCACCCGCGTGGACGCCTATAAGCGCGCGCTATCAGGCACGATCGAAATCGTCTGTGTGGGTGTAGCGTGAAATTTTACGTCCGCGTCAATGATAGCGCGGTAGCGGCGCGGTTCGCGCGGATCGGCCCTGGCGTCCGCCAAGGGCTTATCGACGCACTTACGCCGCAGGCCGACGCCATCGCCGCCGATGTCCGATCGATATGGTCGGCCAGAAGCAAATATATGGGAGCGGACCCTGGCGCGCTCGTCGACAATATTCAGTCCGGAGTTTCGACCAAGAACCCGGACCGCGTTACCGGTTACGTCCGGTCCGACAAGCCGGGCGTCTTTTTCGGTGGCCGGCTCGTCCCGCTCGCGCAATTGCTAGAATACGGCGCGAACGTCCCGGCGCATCAAATCCTCGCTGTGCTTGGCAAGACACTGCACTTCACCGGCTCGGCCGGCGAGACGTTCGCCAAATCCGTTCAATCTCCCGGCGCGACGATCCCCGCCTATCCCGCTATCCACCCGGCTTTCGACGCGCACCGCGCCGATATCCGCGACGCGATCGAAGGCGTCGCTCGCAAGGCT